AACAGTTCAAATATAATGAGTGTTATTGTACGCGTACCCAGTGTCAAGGCATTTATTGAACAACAGCTATTTGTATATGGTAATAAATTACTAAAGGGTCCTACACGTGATGTTTATATTAAACGTATTCAATATTTTGTACCATATGTATCTCAAGATGTGAAACAATTAATTCAGCAACGCATTTGGGATTTGGCTCGCGCAGGGACAGAACAAGCAAGACTAATCGCACAAATGGCGCATGTTCCTCAAATGGGATACCCGCAAATGTATCCGCAACAAATGTATCCGCAACAAATGTATCCTCAGCAAATGGGTTCGCAACACGGCCTTACGCGGAAGCAAATTAAAAATTTAATAACACGACCAAAACGAGGAGGACGCATTACAAAAAAGAAAAATAAGAGAACTACCAAGAAACGTTCTACTCGTTAATCGGAATGGTATGACAATACCCTTTTTTCTTTCGTTTATCACATAATACCGCAAACTTTGTCTGAGATTCTTTACAATCTGTGGCAAAGGTATTAACGCAGGAGCTATGAATGGAATACCCGCGTCGTTGATTGGAGAGAAGTGGGTACGCATTTTTTGTAAGAACAGCAACGCATGCCTGTTGAATATATTTATCATCAGTGGCATGATCGCATGAAATTGGAGCTTTTTTAATGAAGATGTCCGTATTGTCAGAGGGTGATTTCATTTCTTCAAGAAGGGCTCTTGTACATACGTTACATGGCAGTAGGTATTGCGCTCGTGAATAATGGGAGCGATGTACCATACTCATCATGGGAATAACGGCATGGATGAAGGGAATACAACAGATAATAAGAAGAAGAGGGCGCATGATGTTTGATTTCAATAGATGTATGAGTTGGCATCAAATTTTCTCAATGGATACACCCATTTCATTACAGAAATGCGAAACGAGTTCATCGTTTTTGTAATCGTGAATATACTTGATATGCTGAATGCCGGCAGCTAAGAGAATGCGACAGCAGATGATACATGGATAATGAGTAATATAGGCGGTACATCCGAGAGAGGATACGCCGCGTTTAGCGCAATCTGTCACGGCATTTTGTTCAGCATGAACGGTGGCTTGTTCGTGACCTTCACGTAGAATCGAAGAATGTTCGCATCCAGGCAGGAACCCGTTGTATCCTTGGCTTACAATACGATGTTGAGAAACGAGAAGACATCCGACGTGAAGACGTTCACAAGGGCTTCGAGTAGCAGTTACTTGTACAATTTCCTTGAAGTAATCATCCCAGGATGGTCGTGACATATTGATAGATACTATATACGAATTACTTAAATTGTATAGTAAGAACAGAAATGAGACGAACTAGAAAACGAGGTGGAAATCGACCGTTACCGTTACAATATTTTGGGGCAGCGGCGCCGGTATCAGCAGGAGCAGGTGGCGATCGTCTAGCAACCAGTGGAAATATGGTCCGATCAACGATCGGCGGAAAGCGTAGCAAACGTAGTAAGCGAAGCACTAAGAAGAGAGGTGGATTTTATCCATCAGTTATGGGAAACTTTGTACCAGCAGCATCTAAATACATTACCCCACTCGCTCTGTTTGCAGCCTATAAGTTGATGAATCATCCGAGCAAAAAACGTCGGTCTAGTCGCAAGTAAGTGCGTTTAAATCCAATATAGGCTCTCTTCCGGTTGCCGGAACAAATCCGAAATCGCGAGTAGTCTAAAGCCAATCGTGAGAATAACACACAATGAGTGTCACACAAGGAGGAGCGCGCCCCAACGCAAATGGAAACCTGTTCGAGATTCGTACTGTCCAATCGGCAGCGTTTCGTACGTTGATTGAAGCACTCAAGGAGATTCTAACAGAAGCGAACCTGGAGTTTGATTCGACCGGTATTAAGGTGATCGATGTGGATGAAACCCATACCGTTCTTACGTATTTGCGCCTTCATGCCGACCGATTCGAGTATTTCTATTGCCCAGCGAAGTATGTACTGGGTATCAATATGATTTACCTGTTCAAGTTGATCAAAACCCTAAGTAATAATGATAGTTTGACCCTCTTCCTACCGGCAAGTAACCCGAACAAGCTGGGCATTCGTGCGGAGAATGCGGAGAAGGGTACAACGAATACGTGGATGATGAAGCTATTTGATACGAATGTGGAGAACATCGAGTTTCCGAATATTTCGTTTACATCCATTATTCATATGCCGTCGGCGGATTTTCAGAAGATTTGCCGTGATTTCAATCAATTGGCGGAGAAGCTAGAGATTACAAGCTCTAATGCGGATTTGATCTTTCGATGTGTGGGAGATTTCGTGGACGGTGAGACGGTGATTATGTCAAATAATCAGGGTGGAATTGAGGTAGAGCGTAATACGAATGAGATCGTACAGGGCATGTTTGAGCTGAAGTATTTGGTTTTGTTTACGAAGTGTACGAATCTGTGTACCAGCACGCAGATTCATTTGAAGAATGATTACCCGTTGGTTCTGCGTTATATGGTGGCGAATCTGGGCGAGGTACGATTGGTATTGGCTCCGCAGAAGCAGAAGACGGAAACCGCTCGTCCGCAAAAACTTTAGAGATTTCAACCGTAATAGTTATTATAAATACATAAATGTCTTTATAATACTAATAATAAAATCATAACGAACCATTTAGGCACGAGCGACCGCGATGTAAAAACGAGGGTGAGATAGATTTGTGTCATTGTTCTCCGTAACAACATATCCAACACGGTTCGCTCCATCAATGGAGATGCCTACTTGACGAAAAACGAGAACACGGGGATTGGTCGGGATTCCAATGGTGATCTCTTTGCCCAAATCAATCAAGGTGCGCTTATCGAATTGGTCGAGATAGTAACTTCCTAGGGTATGACCCAGGAGGTATCCACTTGATCCAACGCTTACATCAACTGTATTCTTAAAATTGGCGGCGTTCTTTACGATATACATGTTTCCTAGCTTTGTGACGGCAGTCATGGCGGCAGCATACCACTCATCAAAATCGCTTTGGAGAAATAAATCTCCATGATTATTGCCGTTGATATCAACAACAAAGTTCTTCTTGGGGGCTACTTGGGCGAATGCACGGCTGACAGACATTAGTATTTATACTATTATATTATATTTTTTTATTACCGAAGGGGTGTACCGGATATCCACGATTTAAAAAAAACGATTCGAACTATCCACAGAATGAATCGCATCGACCAATTAAAAGCCATCCAGAAGGAAGCATTGGAGCTCTTTATTAAGAAGAATGCGGATTATGGGGACGCATTTGCCAAGTATGGCATGATCGGTGTGTTGATGCGGATTGAGGATAAAATTCAACGGTCTATGTCTATTACAAAGAATGGTGTGAATGTCGTGAACGATGAGGGTATTCGCGATACATTAATCGATCTACATAATTATGCGGCAATGGCATTAATGTTATTGGATAACTAAACGCGTGAATTATAAAATAAAAAGATAATGTGGGGACGGAACGTCTCCACACCCCTCTTATCAATATTTTTATTGTATTCATGAAATTCGTTAATAAAAAGATAATATCAAATAATATCTTTTTATCAGTTTGTAAATAAATGTTATCACTACACCAAGTGAGAGGGGTGTAAGCATCAGCCTTACATCTTCTTCTGGACGAATGGTGTATAGATGATTTCGGACTCGCGCACGCTGCTGACGGGATGAAGCGTCGATGGCTGGCTAAATTTCTGGGCGTCCGCATTCCAGACTTTGATGATGTTGAACCCCCGTTTCGGACTGATGGAGATTCCATTGATACGATTCTCAGGCGAAGAAACGACATCGAGCATGGAGGCAATTACATAGGTGAGATACACGTCTGCTGCCTCTTTCTTCTGGCAACGAAAGGAGTAGCAACCGCCACGAATGTGATAGTGACTTTCCCACAAGGGAGGCGCTGGGTCACGCATTAAGAAGAACATTCCATCGGAAAATGACTCCGTTTTCAGAACCTCCATGGTGGACCAGAATTGGTGCCAGGTTTTCATGGAGCCTAAATTGATGAATGTATTCAATGACCACTTCGTCTCTTCAGGAGAGTGGAAATAGATGGTCCAAGGCCCAGTCGGAATCAAAGATGAAAGAGTCTTTGAATCGTCCAATGAAGTCGACATGATGAAGAACGGGAGGTTCTAAGCTTAGTGTCGGGTACATATCTTTAAACCGTTCGTTTTCATCAATTTTTACATTCTAGCACGGATGATAATAGGTATAGGCATTAGGGAGTTCGCTGGTAGAATCGGCACGTTTTACGAGTTGATGATAAATCTTTTTATCACGAATGATGAGACATCGATTATCCGCGCCGATTGTGAGTAGCTGTTCTTGCCCTTGATGATCGATCACATGAAATTGAACAATACTATCATGTTGAAACCATTGATTGGTGTGGGCGCACCATGATAAGAATAAGAAAGTAAGACTGGGTGTCATATCATCATGGGTATGAACACGAAACGCAGTCAAAAAAGGATCGATATCAAACTCTTGTTCTTCACGTGTATTAATAACAACAATCTTGGCGGATAACCATGAAAGTTTACACATGATATCGGCTGGTTTGGAAAGAGACGTCAGAACATAATTGGAATATTTCCATGTAGCAGAAATATCATTTTTGATATGAGATAGGGGAAGAGGAAGCGTATGGCCTCTCATAAATACCCATGATTTAGTCAACCCATAGGAACGAGAATATTGTTTTACTTCATTGAATTGTGTGCGAAGGTACTCGTATCGATCCGATACCCAATTCCATAGTTGGATTGCTTTCGTATAAAAATAAGAACGGAACATCTAGTGGTAAGAATGTATTGATTTATTTAAGTCGATAGAATGAGACGGATTGTGTTTTGTCTTTCCAGATTCCAATGGGCTGGTCAGTCGGCTGACCCTCATCGTCAATTCCATAGACGAAGTTTTCGCTGTCTTTGTAGTATGTGGTATCCTTGTAGGTAATTTCAGATAGCTCTACACCATCTTCGTCCTCTTCCTCTGCTTCTTCCTCTTCCTCTTGAACAGGTTCTACTGATTTGACGGGCTCTGCTACTTGAACGGGTTCTGCTGCTTTGACGGGCTCTGCTACTTGAACGGGCTCTGCGGCTTTGACAGGTTCCAACACTTCTACAGGTGCTGCTTGAATGGGCTCTACCACAATTGGTTCTTCTTCTTTATGAATCACATAAACTGACTCCTCAGGTTCGATGACGACATTTTCCATAGCATCAGACGAATCCAGCCATGGGTCATCATTGACTCGAATTTGTTGCGCGCCCTCTAGCATATCCAGTCGATCCACAATATGATTGATTGCCAACTGTTGAACGTCGTATTGCTTGGAAAGAGTATCGATTTTAGAAGAAAGTTCGCGCAATGCCGATTCAAGTCCGCTGGATGGAATCGGCGCACTAGCAACGGACGGATGTAACAAGTTCAGCCAATGTTCCAATTGACTGAACTCCTTTTGAACGTTTGACAGGCAGGCTTGAATGAGAGTAGATGAAATGGACATGATTGCGGATGGTATCTCATCTCAACACAAAATCAAGTCATCAATTTTATAATGTTCGGATTTTCAGGTTCAAACAGGCATCGAGTGTCGACTCCCACGCTTTAAGAGGCTTGGTACGACGAAGACGAAGAACTTCCTCTGCTTTCTGAAGACGCTCTTTCACCGTTTCATTCACATTCTTTGTCAGACTGGCATCATAGAAATCAATCGGCTTCGTATCCATGGTCGCAAGAATACTTACCATTGGAGGAAGATGAACATCCACGCGCACCTTGTGAGAACGAATTAGTCCACGATACTCTTGAATAGTAAGAGAGCCACCAAAGAGTTGAAGGACCGAGCGAGGCGGTGCGGGGTGAATGTTGTTATCGCATACTTCACCATAGACGCGATACAAGAGCGCCAATTGTTCCCAACGAGTATGTGCGTCTTGGCGCATATCAAAGAGATAGGCGGAGGCGCACTCGGGGCTACAATAATTACCCATCACAATCAAATGATCGCCTGTATCACGAACGGGTAGAACAACAGGACGATGAGTAAATCCATGACAACACCAAAAGCAGGCAGCAGTCGTCTGCATAGGAATGGTCTTGACATCGGACGAGTCTTTGAATTGAACGAGAAGTGCGGATTTGAGGGTGTAGTAATCAATTTCAGTATCTGTTGTGTCAATTGGTGCAGCAGGTTCTTTCTTCGTATCAACTGCCGGCTCTAA